GAAACTGCATTAGATGTTTTAGCTTTTGGTTTTCTATATCCACCTCTACCACGATTATAAGTAGCCATCATTTCCCCTATCATAAAATTCTTTTGTTATAAAAATAATTATGCCTTCTGCTGGGTATATAATATTTTCTACTTTTTCTGATAAAACATCAAATTCATCTTGTACACCATACTCATTGTATATCATGTCCCAAAATTCATTTTGTACGTAATCTTCCATTATCCCATTCCAAATGCTTGTGCAATAGTAGGTGGTTGGGCCTGTGGTGGTAGGCCCTGACCACCTAATGCTTGTTGCGCTATCAAAGCTTCTTGTTCAGGTGTCATTCCTGGTTCTTCAGGAGTGTAAAATTGTTTCATTACTTCTGTAATAGAATTAGGTTGTTCGTATATTGCTATAGCAGCCATTGTAGCAGCTGGGTCACCTTGTGCTGACCTAGCAAGTATTGAATCAAATAAAACACCTTCGGCTTTACCTTTCCTAATTCTCTCTTGTACTTTCTGTATATTCTCTAAACCATCAATATTATCTTGTAAAGTTTCTGTATCAATAACACCAGCTTGTAATAATTGCAATCCTGTAACAATTTTTTGTGGTTCATCAAAACCAGCCATGACTCCGTATATACGTCTTGTTACAGTATCTCCTCCAATATCTTTTAAAGGTTGATAGTTTTCAGAAAATGCAGCACCGTTAAGATAACCACGTATAGGTTTCTTAGTTACGTCAGTACTCATAGCAATAATCATGTCCATTTCTAATCTTTTAGAATCCATTTGTTGAATACCTTTTTTAATAATTTCTCTGTATTCATTAATCATTAATGACATTGCACCATTTAATTCTTGCAGCCCTGCACCTGTTACGAATGAATTTGGTGACTGTGCGTCATCAGTTACTGGATAACCACCAACAAGTCTTAATTGTCGTTCTAATCTATCAATTTGTTGAAACAACTGATAAGGCATATTGTTTTGTGGTTTAGATACTTGTGTACCAGGACTTAAATAGTTTACAGCAAATCTACCTTTTCTATATTGTCCTGACTCTATTTCACCAGAAATGTTTGTTTCTGTAAAAACAGCATCTTCCATGGCTATAGCTGACATAATATTTATTTTTGCCATCATACCCATCAAACCAATAACATGGTCATATTGACCTTTTAGTTGGTCAAAAGATACTCTTTTCATAAAAACAAAAGGAACAGTTGATAATGCGTTTGGTATAAAATCTAAAATTAATCTTTTTTCTGGAAATACTACATAAGTACCACCTAGGTCATAATATTCAACAACTCTTACTCCTGCTCTAACATTATCTTCCCAATCATTAGAACTACCAGAATCATAGTTTAAAAACTGTGAAGGCACAGGTGTATAGTCTACATTATCTAAATCATCATCATCTGTTGCTAATATCTCTTTTGCAAACTCTGGATAAATTTGTGCAAGTTTATATCTAGGTATTCTTCTTATAACAGCCATTTCTTTAGGTTGTTGGTCTGGACCATAGTTTCCAGGATATGTATCATAAGGGTCTCTTAGTTCTGCAGATGGATATACAAAACCATTTTCATCCATTTTTGTTGTAATAACCCATGCACAATATCCATAACCAGGTATCCATCTAGATGCTTGTGATAATTGATGTGATAAATTTTGTTTATCATCATAAGCAGTAACAATACGTTCTAGTTTTTCTGCTTGAAACTTTGCTCTTTCTGATTCATTACCATTAGCAATATCTACTCGTACTTGAGGTACACCTGATATTTTTTGTGCAAGTCTATCTATACCTGATTGTAATAAATTAGGAGCAGGTAATAAATCAGCGTCTCCTGCATCCATACTATTGCCTAGTAATGCAGTCAGACCTTCTACTCCACCATTTAAAATTGCTTTAATTCTAGATTTTTGTGCTTGTCTTTGTTGTACTGCTTGACCACTTGTAAGTTCTGCTGCACTATCAATTATTTCATTGTAATTTTTTTTACCGATTGATTCTATTGCCATGGTGCTTCATTCATATCTGTAATCTTATAATCTCCGTAACTAGGTGTATAATCAGTTCCTATGTCTGCAAGACGTTCTTTTTGCATACGTCTAAAAACTTTCATAGGAAACCAACTTGCCATCACTATATCTGTTTTTTCCTTGTTTCTTTTAGAAACAGGTTTACCATCAAAGTATAACAACTGTTGCCTGTATTTTTGTATTTTAGCACTACTTTCTGAATCTCCTGTAGGTAAATGTATTTTTCTATTTTCAAACAAGTCTGCCATTGCACCTACACCATATAGAGGGTCATGTTTGTTTTTACCAGTCAAATGACCTTGTACTTGTATACCATTACGTAATGTAAACTCTTTTATTGATTCATCTAGCCTTATGGCAGATTGGAAACCATTTTCTTCTACTATCCAATGTCTACAGTCATAATGGTGTAACCAATCAGACATTTGGTCTAATGCAGCTCTAATACCTCCACCTTTACGATTTTCTAAATCTATAAGGTATAACTCGCCTCTATATGCATCTATACCCCATAATACAGATGCTTGAAAACCAGATGATGCAGGGTCAAGTCCAGCAACTAAATGTAAGTTATGGTAGTGTTCACCCATAATTAAATCAGGTCGCATACACTGGTCAATAATATTCATAGTAAAAATTTGTGTACCTTCTACATAAGTCTGGTTGTAATAAACCATTTCAAATATTTGCCTACCACCTGTAGATGATGCTGACCTAGCTCTAGACATCAACCAATCAAAACTTCTTTTTGTTGGCCATAGAACACAATCAACATGTTCTTCTGGTGTATGTTCTGGTAAATCACAATCTAATCTATGTGCTGTTTCTACTATTGATGTAAAGTTATCACTATCAAGCAAGTGGTGATATAAATCATCAGGATGTTGCCTACTACCAATAACAACTACAGCTGTATGTTCTTCTTTACGACTTGATAATGTAGTTGTCCACCATTGTCTTGTTGACTCTCTTGCACCAGGTTGCATAGTTGTTTGATGGTCTTCAATGTCATCAGCAATAATTAAATCACAGTCACGTGATAATATCTTACCACCCTTACCTACAGCAACCATTGTCGGTGATTTAATACCTGCTACTGTTCTAGTGCCTACAGTAAATTGATTTTGACTCCAGTTCTTACCTGACCTGTTATCAGGTTTAAAGTTTGTACCAGGTGGACAGTATGCATCACGTAGTTCTTCATTAGTATCTAATACGTCTAGTACAGCAGATAGAGCATTTTTTGCTATATCCTCGTTACCACCTACCCACATAATTCTTATATTTGGATTTTTGCATATTTGATACACAGCAAAATGTATAAGCAGTTCTGTTTTACCATGTCTAGGTGGGCTAAGTATTAACAGTTCTTTTCCATTATCTATAGATTCTATTATGTTACTTATCCAGTTCTTATGAAAGTCCGCGGTTTCATACTTCTGTCCTTGTTCTGTACGAAAATATTTTTCGCGAAAGCTAGAAAAATTTCTAAGATTCCTTTTTGCTTCTTCAGATACTTGCCAGTCTTCGGCAGCAAGGGA